CCTCTGATGTCTGTAACAAGTCCTCTAGTAGAAGCATCGTTTAAGTACTTCCAGTCAGTTTTGTAGAAGTCATAAGAACCTCTTCTGAAACCAGAGAACCCTAAGTTAAGAGCCATATCCTCGCTGTTAGAGAATACTCCGTAAGAAGTACCGCCAGCACCGTAAGAGTTTTGACCAGCAAGCATATCATCAATGTTTAAAGAAACTTCTCTATTTAAGAAAAGCATGTTCTCTTCAATTGCTCCTTGCTTGTCTAATTTCTTAAGGATTTCGTCAAAGTCAGCTAAGTCTTCTGCAGCAGAAGTACCGTCAACACCAGCAGTTACGTGTCCTCTATCCTGAATAGCAGCAAATAAACCTTCAGTACCTTTGGCTCCTGCATTAGCTGCACCAGATCCATCAGCGGCTAATTCGCCTTCAACAACAGCCATTTCTAAGTAATCTTCGAAACGTACTCTTGTATCTCCTTCAGCTTTTAAGTACCATAAGTATCCAGAAGCTCCAGACTCTCCAGTAATTTCAACCCATCCAATTTGTGATGCATCAGATCCAGATACTTCGTATTTGTCTTTAATGATGATTGGAGAGTTAGTGAAAGATTGGAAAGATGGAGTAACAGCTCCTGTCATTCCAGTTGTAGCTTTTCCAAATTCAGAACCATATACAAATATTTTCCATTGCTGCGTTGGCTCAAGACCTGAGTCAGCCAATGATGCAACATTGTAAGGCGCTACTGTAATTTCATCGCCTAGTCCAACTCCAGTAGCAGTTACTAAAGCTTTTATGGTTTTAGAACCATCGGTAATAACAATAGTTTGATTTTGACGGATAGCATGACCACCATCAATAAATATATTGTTTATATCTGCTCCTTGAATAGCATTGTCGTAGGACAAGTGTAATCTTCCTTGCTCTGACCATACTACTTGATCAGAAGTCATTGGCATTTCAGCGCCAACCATACGTAAGAAAGAAGAAACAGTACGGTCACCGTATCTTTCAACTTCTGCTTCGTATAGGTCTGGTAAAAATTGCTGAGACCAGTCGTTGTCACCTCCTGTAAAAGAAAGGTAGTTTGTTGCTAATGTTTGTTTTTTTGGTGCTGGAACTGCATTTAAGTTCGCTCCACCAGTTGGGATTGTAGCCATTTTAAATTTTTTTAAATGTTATTTTTTAAGTTTAATTCTAAGTTTCGAACTATCATCCCCGCTAATTGCTTTTACTTTTATTCCTCCGGTTTCAATAACGCCATTGTTAGTTTTTCTAGGATCCATATTTATATTTTTAGATTCTAAACTAATTTGTTTTATAGCATCAGCTTTACCTTGCTCGTAAAAGTGATTAACAATTGCGTCCGCGTTATTCGCTACAAATAGAGCTTTATGGTACCCGCCAGCGTCTTTTAACATATTGTTTTCATCAAGGAACTGCCCAATAAAATTATTTATGTCACTTTGCTTTTGTTTAACACCTTCGGCATCTTTAACATTAAAACGATATTTTTGTTCACCTACTTTAAAATCAAAACCTTTGAAATTATCAGAAAATAAACTATCTGTTTTTTTATTAAAGTTTTCTATTTGTTTTTCTTGAATAACCCTTGTTTCAGATTGTTCTTGGTTATATCGATTAAAAAAGTCAATCGCTTTTTGTTGATCTTGCGATAACTTAGAACCCAACTTGACTTCTTCGTAATATTTCGCTTTTGATTCTTCCAAAAATTGCTTGGCTTTTGCAATCTCTTCTTTATATGCGAGTTTTTTTCTTCGGATGTCTCGATCTTCATCCATATCTTCATCATAAGAAAAATTGTCTTCAATTAAGAAATCAATTTCATCTTGATCTAAATGTGATTTAGTTTGCTTGTAATATTCTTTAAGTAAAGACTCAGAATCTAATTGGCTAAAATCTTTATTAAGATTTACATAATCTTCTAAAGATCCACCAGTTTCATTCATAAAGTCAACTACTTTTTGAATATTTTCAGGTAGCTCTATTCCGCTATCTTTTGATTCTTGAATTACTTCTTCCTTGGTTGTTTCTTCTACAACAGTTTCAGTAACTTCTTCTTCGTTAACAATTTCTAAAAGATTTTCTTCGTCTTCTTGCTCCAAGCTTTGCAATTCCACTTCGGCTTCTTGCCCAGTTTCTTCGCTTTCGCTGCTGCTGAGTAGCACGCTTTCATCTGTGCTTTGTTCTTGAACGGCATCTTCTTGTTCTTTAGTTTTACTTAAATCCACTCTATAAACTCCGTCATTGGCGTTTGTGTCTATTCCTACGGATTCAAGTACTTGAGTTTCTTTTTCTGCTGCTGTTGGAGTTTCATCAACAACAACTTTTGCGGTTTCTTCTGACATGATATAATATTATAAAAGTTATACAGTTTTAATTATTTAGGCTCAAACTGCTCAAAGCCAAACCCTCCCATATTATCAAACCCTGCAGATTCAAAGTTTTTAGGAGCTTTATTATTTTTACGTTGATCTATTAATTCTGATTGTTGAGAAGCTTGTAATTTTGTTCGTTTATCTTTACGATCTTCTTTATACTTCTCTTTATCATTAATCACTTGTAAATCCATTTCCTTAAGCTGCTTATTAAGCTCGAACTCATACTGCATAAGCTGTTTCTTAAGCTCTGCCTCTTGTTGCATTTTTTGCAAATCAAGATCAGATTGAGATTGATTTAATGAAGATTTAATCTGTGCTAAACCTTGTTCTTTTTGTAACTCGGCCTGTGCTGCTGCTTGAGCTGCTTGCGCATTAGACTGAGATTGCATTTGAATATTTTCTTGCTGTATCTTTCTGTCTTGATCAAATTTCTTTTTACGCCTTACCTTTAATAGTTGATTAGCTAATTTTAAATTTTTAACCTCTCTAATATCGATAGCATCTTCAAGATATATTTGCTCTTTTGATAATGCCATTTGAATATTGTTTTCTAACAATTGTTTCTCTGCATCATCTGGCGCTAAATCTAAAAATATGCCAAAGTCGTGAATGTGCAAATCTTTTATTTCAGAAAGAGTGCTAACATTAAATCTTCCAATACCGTGAATAAATGAGTTTCTAGTATTAGCATACTCAATAACATCAGATAATCTAAGCGAGATAGCTTCTGCTGTTTTTAAAGTTAAATACAAACCAGCTTGTAAAATATGTCTTGTTGCTGTATTTGAGTTTGCTGCCGCGAGTTTCTGTATGCCAACCAAAGCGTTAGCATCAGGGGTAGAGCCGTCTCTCGCTTCATTTAATCCTGTAACATCTCTTATCATTTGTAGATAATAGTTGTAAGAATTAATCAAACTTGAAATTTTAGCATTACTACCACTTGACTGCAATTCTTGTACAGGCATTTTACCGTGATTAAATTCACCGTCACCTGTCATAGACCTACCAATAACAGAACCCGTTTGGAAATACATATTTAATGCTTCTTGCGGATTGTAATTAGTGCCATTGCCAAGATCTATTTCTGCAATACCATCTGCATCAAGATAAACACCATCCGGCACCATTCTTGAAAGCACTTGTTGCAGTTTTAAATGTGTAATTTGAATCATATCAGCAAAAGTTGTCATTCTGCTTACCAATGATTCAATCCTACCATTGTACATTCTAGGCGCAACAATGTTGTAAGACATGTTAACTTTAGTGGTATCTGACTTCGGTCTAACCATATTCTCGGCTAGCTTCCACTCCAACAAAGTGTTTGTGCCAATTACTTTGGCTCCTGTGTAAAGAACCTCTATTGATCTTTTTACTTTATCAAATCGCGCTCTTTCGTCTTTAGGAGGATTAAAGCTATCGTCTTTTTTAATTGCTTTTATTCCGCCAGTAGCGGTTTCTTTTACTTTATATACCTGGTTTTTATAAGTTTTCCATTCAAAATACATTACGTAAGCATAAGAAATGTCTTCTGAATCTGTTACTCCATTTCTTTTCTTATATAATGTACCAGCATTACCCGTGCCTTCAATCTTTTGAATTTCTTCGTCAGTTAAATTTGGGTATTGCTTTTTTAATTCTGAAACAGCAACTCTTCTGATTTCTCCAACATAGTATATATCGTCAAAATACGGAGACTCTGTGTATGAATAAACTAAGTCTTGTGGATCAACATATTGTAAGACTATGCCATCGGCGGTATTAAAGCTGTTTTTAACACAACCAATACCAATCACAGCAATATC